ATGAATCTCGCAAACCTAACTCAAGAAGAAAAAGACAAAGTGAATGTCGATTTGGCTGCTTCAGGTGTCGCATATAAAGAACGGCTCAATATGCCAGTTGTCGCGTACGAAATTGAACGACAACAACCAGCACATTTGCGCGAGTATTTTAATGAACGATTAGCGTTTTATCGTGAGAGAAGTAAGAAGTTGCCAGATGGAAATTCGGTGCAGTATTTGAAAACAGAGTGATTACTCAGGTTTTTGTGGCCACTCAATGTCTGGCGCTAATTCTGGATTTACATCGTCGAGTTTTACTGTGTAAATCTCCCATGATTTCAGCATCTCTACTTCCACATCACTTGCCATTTCCAATTTAATTTTTCGCTCTAATTGCACAATGCGATTTTCAGCTTCTTGTGATAAATCTACTTTTTGTTTCTTGGCTGAGTTAATTTGTGCTTCTTTAATCGCTTGTTCATCAGCAACCCAGCTTTCACCATTCCACTTATCGAACTCACTCCTCGGCTGTAATAGTGTTAATGTATCAGGTAATGATCCGATAAAATCAATGTTTACTGGTTGCTTTGTTTGTGTGTGATATGCAGTAAGCCCGCGGTAGTCATCGACAATTTCCCACGCGCTACCATCAATCTTGCGTCTTATTGCCTGATTTTCTTTTTTCGGCAACGTAGGTTCATCTAGATATGCCCCTGCTTGCAATGAAACATCAAACATAACGTTTTCCATTGTTGCCCCCATGTATTCACGAGTCAGAGGGTGTGATAAATAGCACTTCACCCATCCAGCAACTTCCGCCAAACCATTCTCACCAATTTTCCCGTTTTGAATATCTAAATTATATTTACTCATTATGCAGATCTCACTATGTATAAAAATGCAATGTTACGTGGACGAGTTTCGTTGCCGTTCTGCCCTTCGATTTGCTGATAAATTTCACGCTGTCCCTGATTATCAGTACCAACAGAACCAGCACTCATTTTTAAAGAAAACTCGCTATTACCCCCCATTCCTCGAGCACTTAACAAGCTGTTACCTGACTGTGAAGATAGCACCTCGCGTCCAACATCAATCCCTCTCCCTGCATCCGCACCTCTGATAAATTCACTACGTAATTCAGGAAGTCTTCCAGATGGATATGCAATAGCTAGTTTTGGATATGTGGCTTTGTTGAATGTTTGACCTTGGCAAATTAGATAACCTACTGGTGCTGTAGGTAATGACCAGGGGATAGGGTGAGGAACGAGTTCTGTAGATTCAATATCACTGATTAAAGCCATAGTTCCAGCTCTATCAGGTACAGTTATTTCATAATATTGAGAGCCTTTTTTATTTGAAATAAAAACCCTATCATCGTCTGCACGCGCTCTCAAGCCAAGTTGTCGCTCATTTCCATCAGCAGAAGTAATGTATTTAGACTCAATAGCACCTGAAAATGATTGATTAGCAGTTGATGATTTATCGGCGTAATTTCCTTTGGGTTGGAATTTGTTATCTGACTCGCTTTTAGAATAACTATATCCTTCCTCTTGATATTTACCCTTCGGTTGGAATTTAGCATCGCACTCAATTTTATTATATAAGTCACCAGATAAAGCCATAGTTCCAGCTCTATCAGGTACAGTTATTTCATAATATTGAGAGCCTTTTTTATTTGAAATAAAAACCCTATCATCGTCTGCACGCGCTCTCAAGCCAAGTTGTCGCTCATTTCCATCAGCAGAAGTAATGTATTTAGACTCAATAGCACCTAAAAATGATTGATTAGCAGTTGATGATTTATCGGCGTAATTTCCCGATGCTTGTTTCTTTCCTAATTCTTTAGTTACTAAATCCAAGCTCGGCACTTTATTAACATCATTTGCTAATTGCTGAGAAATATTGGCTTTATCCACCTTTTTATTAAGCTCAACATTCATTTCTGGCGTTGTTGGGTATGTGCCCTTAAATTGGAACGCATCAGTAGACGCCTTTTGGCTCATTACGCTGGTTGTTGATGTGCCTGTGGATTGAACTACTGCGGATGATTCTAGTTTTTTTGATAACTGATCAAGCAGGTCATCAGTCATTACCAATTTCCAAGATGTTTTTATCTGATCTTGGCTTGCGGTGTTTAAATTGACCTTATTATTATCAATCAGGCTTTGATAGTACTTTTTCTCATCTTCTGATTGGAGAATAGCCCCTTTGGGGTATCCATTAATAGCTGTTGCATAATCAGCAGAGAATTTAAAAACACCACCTTTTGAGATGTGAACGATGGTTTCACACATCTGGTTTAGTATGCCATTAAAGTCTTGCCCTTTAGGAGGTAAGCCGCCAGCACTAACTGGTAGCATAGTAATCTGACCAAACCCCTGATCCCATGTCGCTTGGTTACTTTCCATGCTGGTTTCGTATTTTTCAGGGATGACGTTTTTCTGCCCGTTCTGTGCGAAAGGCTTAGATATTAATTTTGGGTTTTTCATTTATTACCTATTTAGTGAAAGGCGCTTGATTGAATGGCTGGAATCCACTGCCGTAGAATCCAAAATATTCATTTGTAGGAAGCTCATTTACTCCGACATCAACACCTGATGGTCGAGGTAAAATGTTGTGATGAAATATTAAGTTTTTTTCGAATTCTGATAACCGGTACTCAAATACATATCTTGCTTGCATGTGACCAGTGATCAGGTAATAGGCTTTTCCTCTTGTGAATGATGCTTTAAGAAAAGCGTTAATATTTGGTGCTGTTGCATAAAGGATGTTTGAATGGGCTTTTATGATGATAACCTCACGATAAGTGTCATCAGACATTTCATAAGTCACATCACCCGGATTACCTCCGAAAAAAGGCGCTTGTCCAAAAGGACTAAATTTTTCTGTTCCCTCAAACCCAAAGTAATTATCATCAGGATCTGGAATTGAAAGCCCTCTGCCTATGCCAACTATTCTCCCCCATATATCCAGACCGAACCCAACAGCAGAATGTAAGTTGACCGCCATATTGTAGAATTCCTCTACATGGCTACGTGGGTCGATGGATTGATTTGCTGATTTTAGTATTGCAAGGATATTGGGGGAGTTGGCATATTGGCTGAGTAATGTTTCTCTAATATCAATCATTACTCTATCCTTATGTCATCTACCGATAACACTGGGAACTCATCTATCCCAAAATCAATGTAACTAGCCAGAGCAGAGCCTTTTCTACCAACCTGAATATTGATTAATCTTGATGTTGTTACTTGAGCTACACCGCATACATAATCACTCGCAATTAATCTCTTTCCGATTTGACCTTTTCCTCTACCAGTCGTGAATTCCTCGGTAATAGCTTTAATGATGGTTTGCTTTGCTTGGTGAGTTAATTGTGTTTTATCTTCAACGGTAATTGTGAATGTAACAGCGATATCCGATGGTCGAATAAATTTCACCGTGTACTTAGGTGGCATGTAAGGAAAGTTTTCTTTATCTTCGTAAGTAACTGTTGTATTGCCTACGAACGAGCATCCAGTACCAGCTTTCGTTAATATTTGCTGTGCAATTTCTTCGTTATCTCCACCTACCACTGAAACAGCGATTGAGTTTCTGATTAAAGAGTATTTTGTTTTACCTACCTGAATAGCTGCATCTGATGGGTTATCAATAACATAGCAATCAATAACGCCTTTTAGATTAGCTACTGCACCATAAGTTGCTGAATTTGTATTCTTAGCGTTCTTTGCGACAGATTCAGATCTGCGATATTCGAACTCTTGTCTACTTTCAGCATTTCTACCAGGTATTCCTGCGGTTCTGTTTGATACAGAATCCAGTCCACTAATGCTTTTAGTTAGTCGATTAATAACACCTACTGGTGCATCGATAGCACCTGAGGTTAAACAGTTAGCCTTAACTACCGCAACACCTGATTCATTAATTACTGACTCTTCAGATGTTTCCCAGAATAACCCTCTATCATCACTTACCTGATAATTTTCAGGTATCACAGCACCACTCAACCCGTTAAAAGTTAATTCAGCCACAGAAGGTGTTGCTTGTTTTCGTTGCATAAAGTAGATGTAACCTAGCGCGTCCTGCATTTGCCCTGATGCATAGCGTGGGTCAAAGTTGTTTAATAGGTTAATCATGAAGTTTCGTTCATCAGTAATAACGGCTGATAATGTGGTGACTAACTGACCCTGAGGTGTATCCATTGATGTATTGATGTTCTCACCAAAGCACCCCTTCATTAACTGCCATAAACCATCTATCACTTCCTGAGTGGTTGGTGCGACGATACCCTGAGGAAGTATTTGTACTGGTGGGATCATAATGAAATACTCCCTTTATTTCCTTTATTGTCAGTGAATAAAATCCTGCCTCTAACCACTCTGTCATTTGCCGTTGATAATTCAGCGGTAGCCGTAACGACATTGGGAACGGAAAGCGCAGCCTCTTCTAAATTCTGCCGGTATAGAGAAAGTGAGTAGCGATTCTTACCTAAGATATCCTCCAAATAAGGAATTCCCTCATTTTGTGAGTAATAAAGGTCTTTCATAAACACTCGGCACTTATTAGCAACTGATTGAGCTGTCTCATACTGTTCAGAGGCAATAGCGAGGTTTCCCGATACATCAAGGGTCAGATCCCATGTATCAGGTAGTAGAAATAATGTTTTCATTTTATACCTGCTGGTTTGGTTGGTTCGTATCAGAACCTTGACCGTTTTCTCTGTGAGTGTGACCGTTGTAAGTGGTTCGCATTGAGGCCATTGTTTGAGTGTTGCCCTGCGCAGTATTGTCAGTAATATGGCTTGCTGATTGTAATGTTGAGGTGGTTTCTACTGGAGCATCTAAAACAACCTTAGTTCCTTTCATTTTAATAACGCCAGTCGATACAACATCTATTCCACTTTCTAGGAAATGGATAAATTGGGCAGGCGCTCCATTAAGTATCCCCCCGATATACAAACTATCAGCCCAGTCATATCGACGCTTGCTATCTGGCGCAGCTTCATCCTTTGTGCGTTTAACTTTTGAGATATCACGAGAACAAACAAGGCAAATACCCAAATCACCTACTTTAGGGTCGATAATTACCGCGTTAGCACCGCCCTGATAACGAAAGTAAGGAACGTTATGGATAACTGCGTTTTTGTAAGTATTCCCCGCTCCGTCAACTTGAAGCACCAGAGGCATAATGTCTAATAATCCAACCTCATCAGTTCCGCTTGGTTTAATCGCCACAACCTTACAGACAGTGGTAGTAGCTACACGCCCAATCAATGAGTTAATAATCATCTCTTGAGTGCCAATACCGCCAGCCATATCTTTAGGGCCATAGAGTGAAGCTGTCTCATTTTTTGATTGCGACATTCTTACTATCCTCTAGGTTCTGTGCTGATATTTCCATATGCCACCTTGCCGACTCTTGCTCGGTTTCTAAAATGGAACGTGAGCCATAAATCAACCAATCGCCATTACAGCGCTCAATGGTGCTATTTTTGATTCTAGCAATACCACCAAAGCGAATTAAAGGGTCAAAGAAACACTTAAAATCGACACCAATCATTGTCGGAGTGGGATAGCCAATTAACCCAGTTTCAGGAGATATAACGGGGATTTTAATTTTCCTTGGTTGTCCTTTTGGCGTTATGGCCACAAGATTATTTTCAAGATAAAGGTCAAGATCAGCATCATCAGCCAACTTTCTGATTTTCTTCATGTCGGTATCACAAAGATAAACATCATTAAGCTTTGCATTCACATCGTTGCTTTCTAACGTATAGCCCACCCTTTCGCATATCTGCCCCATAATATTGACCACGTCCTGATAGCCTTTGTAACTTTCAGCATCAACAGGAGCCATACTTTCAAGCACTGCTGTTTGTGATTCAATAATCAGAGCAACATTAGGCGCATCACCAAAATCAGGGTAAGCAAATGTAATACCACCTTTAAATACAGGCACTAGCTCACTATCCTGATCCCCTGCCTCTATTACTATTGTGTCTCTTAGTCCGTTTAACGAATTGAATTTAATGCGCAGTAACTTATCCGCTGTCTCAATCGGTAAGCCGTAAATCTTCACTCTGGCACTAGGTGCAGGAGAGCCATTGCCATAGTTAATTTCAGCACTCGCCCTCAATCCAATAGCAGACAGGCTATTTTTATTCTCAGTAGAAAATGATTGATTCTCACCGGACAGCGTTAATGTTATGCGCAAAACTTTTCTATTGAATGCCATCGTTCCATACCAATTTATAACGTGAGCCTAACTCTGAATACACTGGATCTGTATTCCCCTCGATATCGACAAATATCAACCACTGGCAAATGTAAGTAAGGTTTCGACAAATGCGATTACATACCAGATATTCACCATCTCGTTTTACTGTGGCAAATAGGTTTTCAAGTCGGGTTTCTAACGTGAGTTCGTAAAGTGTGTTATTGATAGTGAATGAGGTTGATTGGTTTGGTGTGGGTGATAGTTTTATTTCAAATAGCATTTACCCTCCTGACACCTGTTGTTGTGCAAAATTAAAAACTTTCTTAATCGACTCTAGAGATTTTTCTGCTATATCCAGTATATTCTTTAACTCGGTTTTATTATCATCCCAGTCAAATATTCCCTGAGACTCCACCTTTTGAGTCTGATCTCCAGTATCTTTCACCTTTGAATCGCCTGGCTTAGTGACTTCTTCCTCTGCGTAGCTAACCGTTACCTCTCGAATTTCTTCAAGATGTACGTTTACTTTAATAAGTGTCGCCCCATCTTTAGCTTCTCTCGCTAAGTCATACCCGACGATATTTGCAAACTTGTAGACAAACTCAGGCGTGATAACGATAAATCGCAATGTGCTTTTAGATAGAATTTCAAGTTGAGCCAAGAAAGCACCACGCTCTAAAGCACCACCGCTACCTTTACTCATTTGTACGGTTGCTTTCCACGGATCGCTTATTTTGTTGTAGCTGGCAAATGTGCCTCTTTCAATAGGCGCATTTACAACACGGCTTTTGTTTTCATACTGGAGTGATATCACGTTATCAGCGAGTAATAACGGAACACCATATTCATTGAATATTCCCCAGTAGTTACCGAATAAGGAATTAATTAACGCAGCACCGCCTAGACTAATTCCTGCATCTAATCCAGCATTAGGTAATCCCTTCCAGTTTGGTATATCTGGCATTCCGAACATTGTTATCTCCAACGTGAAAAGCCTCAGTTAAGAGGCGTGGTGAAATTTGGGCAATAAAAAACCCACCTGAGTGGGTGGGTTTTCGATTGAGTAAGATTAGGTGTTTTTTAATTTAATCACACTACAGCATAGTTTGCCAAAATCAGGATTACATAATTCTGCTGCGTCATACTCCCTAGACCAATGACATAGCCAATCCTCAAGATCTTCACAACTATAATTTTTAGTGGCTAAACCAGATGCAATATCAACCATATCATCACCTGGCGCAGTAAGCTCATAGCCATTTATTAATAAAAAAACATAACCACACATCATAGCTGTTCTTTTATTAGCGTTAGCGAAAGGATGGTTTTGGATCAGGCTTTCAATAAGAACAGAGGATAATCTAAACATATCCTCTGTTTGTTCGTAATATCTTGTTAAGCTAGGTCTAGCTTGTGAAGATTCTAGGTTACTTTGGTTTAGAACTCGTATTGGCTCATCTGGCGTTTGCGCTTTAATAAGGGCCTCATTAATATAAATTATATCATCAACGGATAAATAATTTACGCCCTCAGCATTATAACCAAACCCCATAGACATCTATCACACCTTAGATAATTTATCCATAGCCGTCTCATAACGATCAAATCCAAGGTTGAAAGCATTTTTCACTTGATCTTTATGCGAGCAATTATATCCAACTACCGCTCTAGGAGACGCAATTTTACTTTTGTCACGAGGCGGTATATCTAAGCGACTAGCCTTTCTCAGTGCGTGACTCATATGAATATCCTCTTACCAGAATCTCTGGTATATATACAAAATAGACAATTTTGAGGTTATTGCAGTTACTCTGCATGTACAAAATTCCCCACACTGTTAGTGGGTACTGGATTATTTTTTGTGAACCTTTCGACCAGTGGCATATTTATAATAGAGTCATCTTGACGTCATTACAACCAAGATTTATCAATTAAAGCTTGTTTTTTACGGTTATAAGCGGTTATAGAGGGTTGTAAGGGTAATATCTTCCGCCAGTTACCTATCGATGCGGTCACTTGGCTATCTTCGGATTAATTGGGATTAGCGCTTTCAAAAAACAAACAAAGGGCACGGATGCCCTTGTTTAGTCTTTGTGGTTGAGGAGGATTTATTGGTAAAATCCATATCCAGGCTTACTCATCATGCTTTTAACTTTTTCATCACTAAAGCACTTTGCAACGACTGTTAGTTCAGTTGATAGATCCGTATGATAAGCCACCACTCCCTTTAGGTTTTTATTTTTATCAGTGTGATAAGTAAATCCAAATGTGTAAAAAGACTTAGTTATATTTTGTGGAGATGGTCTTTGTTCGTAGCTTGTAGAATTTTCTTCTGGTCTTTGTAGTTTAAGGTTTCCTCCCTTATACATTCTACCATTATCCAAAACTAAAACAGCAGTAGCCTTGTAATCATCCACTCTTTTAATGTCTAATGCTGCTAGCGGAGCTTTCCTTAATCTGACACTATTTATCAATAATGATCTATTGTAATTATCCACAACATCATAAATACAGAGATAATTACCATTTCTTACTACGTATGCTTCATAATCCACATCTTGCTTAACAGGCTTACTAAATTTAGGGCCTTCCCAAATAGCGCATGATGATAAAGAGAATGTGATAGCAATAATAAATAATTTTTTAACCATGATTATTCTCACTGATATTCATGTTAACTTTTTGAATGTTATTTTGTACTAACTGGGCTCTCTAAATTTCTTATTATTTTACAATCATATATAAGTATATTAGCCTTCACCGATCCTGAATCTATGTTAATTGCAGACACCAATCCTATATCTTCAATATACCCAACAACAAAACCACTTCCGTTATCATCTTCAGTGTAATAAGAAGTTGAGTCTTTCTTTTGCTTGTTTCTTTCCGCTACTGGGGGATTAAATGATATATCACCCGGTAGAGAGGCTATAAACAGAACGGTGTCATTCTCCATTTTTTCAATATACAACTCAGCACCAGATAATTTATTATCACCCTGATTTGCTTTTTCGAAATTGTTATAAAAACATTCATAATTACCATCGATAAGTAGATTATGACCATCATTTCCTTTACTTACCAATATCGAGTTATCGCCCCCCAATACAACACATGGCAATAACAGCAACCCAATGACTATTTTCTTTAACATTTCTCATCCTTAATAAATAACGTTTAAGCAATTGTGCCACTGGGTTGGTGCAATTTGAAGCAAGTAAATACGTTTTGCTATTCAAGATCTCTAGATAGATTGCAATTACCAATCAATAGTGAATTATTTGAATTTCCTATGGAAAGAAAAATACCATCAGACTTAACATTTGTAATTAAGTATGATAATCCATTCTCTTCACTACCAACATAAGATGCTATGTTTTTTGTTTTTATTACTTGAGGTAAATATGGTGATGATATAGATGATTCATCTGGCATATTTATAATAAAATTAATTCCATTGCCCACTCTTTCAATATAAAGAAAAATATCATCTGAACTCATTTCGCTTTCCTTGGCGTCATTTAACACCTTATACCCACACCTGTAATTTCCGTTCCGTATACTCATATTTCCTTCACCATCCTTAAAATCAGTAAAATTCCCTGCATAAGAATAGTTAATTGTAAAAAACAATATTAACATCATAAAAACTTTCAACATTTAAATCACTCCAGAGATAAAGATAATTATTTTGATATTATAATATTGCAACCTCCAGCAAATTAGATCATTGTTGGCATAATCTGTGATAGAGATTCCCTTGCTGCTACTCTGCCATCCTCAACAGTCCCCTTAATGGTATCTGCCGTGCTTGTAACATTGATACCACCATTCACAGTTACCTCGGTTTTATTATTTACCGTTTTAGGTTGACTATTTAACTTCTGGGTTTGGGATAAGAAGTTTTGAGCTTCAAGCCCTGTATTTGACACGATAGGCTTGCTAATTGCTTTATTGAAAGAGTTTAAGTTATTTACTAAATTAGCTGACGGATCTCCTTGCCCCTTAATGGCGGCCATAACTAATGATTTATCATAAGGCAATTGTTTCCCTATCTCCTCCTTACTCATTGCATTCATTAGTGCGTACATCACTTCTGGATCGTTAAGATTTATTATCTCAGTAGGTGACACCGATAGTTTTTCTGAAACTCTTTTTACATACCCTTTAGTATCATTATTATCAGCGCTTGGTGCCCAAGCCTTAACAATATCCTGTACTGTTTGTAGCTTCCTGTTCCCTACCGCCCTTGATTTACCATCAAAATACAGCATTAATTGCTTTACTGTTCTCTCCAGTCCTTCATAAGGAGTCTCAAACTTAGCAAACCTAGCGTTCTTTCCTTCTTCTAAAGTAGCGCCTTTCTGACCAACAAAGTTCATATTAAGAGGATTGTTATTTCTTTCTCCTCTAGTATTTCCTAATTTTGGTGTTGTTTCAGATTGATCTTTATCTGGTTTATTTGCGCTAATGACTCTTTTTAGAAACCCGCCTGCATCATTAACAAATGACTCTGTGGCACCACGAATTCCTTTTTTGTCAATCTCTTCCGTGGCATGACCAATAGCCTTTCCACCCGGTATCAACCAGTCTAACGAACTTAAAATAACGTTCGCATTTTCGGCATTACTTTTGTCTTTTGAAACGTGGGATAAAGCATCTGCCGTTTTAACTCCCGTCATCGTGACGTTTGCCATTTCAGGAGCAAGTGAGCCGAGATCTAAGTTATCAACAAAATCTTTAAACCATAATAGGCTGCCTGCAACTGCCGCGATAATTACTCCAGGCCACCCCAGAAGCCCAGCAAAAGCACTACCAATTGATAGTATTGTTTTACCAAATCCCGCTGCAAACTTACCAGTGAAGAATGCAAGCAATCCGCCCAGTGCAAGTTTCCATCCATCAACCTTACCATCCTGATCAGTAAACCACTTACCTATTGATGTATTCTTAAACCACTCAGATAAGCCATCCAACCAACCAAGAACCATCTCTATTGTTTCAGACCACTCAGTCCAGTCAAATACAGAATCCTTACCTTGTTTCCACCCTTGATAATCTCTGTATAACAACACCAATGCAGCAGCCAAGGCCAACACTAAGCCAGTGCCAGTTAACAGCGGTGCAAACATGGCAGCCATTGCGACTGCACCCTTTATTAGTGCAGGGATCAGAAACAAGGTGAGTACAACCGCCATCCCCTTAAACAGGTCTTTGGCTACATCTCTATTTTTATTGAGGTAATCAAGCCAGCCTGAGACTTTCTCAGAGAAGCGGAGGAAGTAAGGCATTAAGTAGTTCGCAATGAGTGTTTTTAAACCCTCCCACTGCTTGCTGACTAATGCATTTTGTTGGTTAAGTTGACGGCTGAGCTTTAACTCTTCTTCGCTGGAGATAACGATGTGCTTTTGAGTTTCTAGCATCTGTTGCATAGCCTGACGACCTTCAAGCAACAGATTTATTGTGCCGTCATCGAACCCCATATTTTTGGCGATGTTATATGCCTGAGGGCGTGACATTTTCGACAGACTGTCAGATACATCGAGCAGGATATCGTTAAGGTCTCTAATTTGACCGCCAGAGTTCACCACATCGACATTGAGCGCATTAAACCAAGGGAGAATAGAAGCATCACCTGTGGTTACTAAATTCCACAGGGATTGGCTCAAGCCTGATAAACTCGCTGCCATTCCATCAGCGCTACCGCCTGTCATCTCTGCCATGTTCTGCCACCGTTTAATGTCGGTTGCATTCATGCCTAAGTTTTTACTTAAGAAATAGAGTTGTTCATTGGTTTTGCTGGTTTCATCAATCAGTTTTTGTAAGCCAGTTGAAACAAATATGGTGGTGAATAAGCCAGATAAAGCCTTTACAACTCCGTTTATTGTTTTCTCTAAATCCTTATTTTTCTTTTTGGCTTTATCTGTTTCGTCGTTGGATTTCTTTGTTTGCTGTGTATAGATGTTGATATTAATACCCGCATCTTTTGACGCATCACCAACACCATTAACAGCATCAGATAATTGTTCGTTATCTTCAATTGCTTGTTTTACTGCTCGTCCGAACTCAGTGTTGTCTAATTTAAGTGAGACAATCAGTGATTCCACAACTGTAGCCATAGTGTTACCTCAAATTTCAGGCAATAAAAAAGCCACATTTGTGGCACTTACTCAGACTCACTGAGTTCTTTCATTAATTGCTTGTTGTACTCACTGACCTGATGTATCTCTATCAGATTCATGCAGTCCTCGAGACTATATACCGTCGATAGCTCATGCAGTGTGGCGTGACCAGATGTAATGACCTGAGACACCACACTAGACACATTAGCGGTTTCAGCGAGTACGCCATCCTTTAGCGGTAGACCAGCTTTTAGCTTTTCAAGTCTGACCCACCGCCTTGAGTTAAAAAATCAATATGGATGGCTAACACTTCTTTGCGGAGTGTGAACATCGTACTTAAATCTTTAATATCTGAGTCGATAATCAACGCTCGCGCATTACCGCTACTAGGAAGTACTTGGACGCACTCTAACAACTCATCAAGTAACGGAATACCAACATCAGGCTTAATGCCAGATAACGCCTTAATTGCCACCTGAGCCATTCCAAGCATACCCATGTTAGGGTTAATGCCTTCGATATCGATACCACCGTTAGCAATAGCAAATAAAGCACGCATTGCCCAGTTATCAGCTTTGGTGATTGGCATTTCAGTAATAACGAATGTTTTACCTTCATCACGACCTTTTTCGATGGTGATAGTTTTTGTTTTTAATGACATTATATTTCCTCTGCGCCTTCTGTAACCATGTTGAAATTGTAAGTTGTGCCATCAAGCATTTTTTTACCACTTGGCCCACCTTTCATAGTGGTTAAACCGCCTTTACCTGTGTAACGCTTAGCGATTGACGGCATTTCAATAATGATTTCAATCGGGCGGACTTCCATATTGCTGTTGAAGTCTTTACGGATAGTTTCCATTACTTCAATAGATGCGCTGTTAGCTTCCAAATACAGCGTCCACGGCGTTTCATGTGGCGTGTAACCAATGGACTGTTTACCATCCACACCCATGCGAGTTTCGCCGATATTTGCGTCACCGAACTCCCATGCGTTGTCAGCTTGGAAGCCTTGAATGCGCACCCAGTCATCATAAATACCTTTACAGCGGATCATCATGACTGAGTTTGCCGAGGTAATTGTTCTTTCGTTATGGCCCATACCCATAATTCATTACTCCTATTGAACGTTAATTGACGGTAAATTAACTTTCTGGACACTACCGCCGTCTGCGTACCAGAGTTTTAATGGCATGGATTTGCGTAATCCTCGGGTTTGCGCTGGGGTTTCACCAACACGAATACACCATCCTGCGGTTTTCAGTTGCGATACCGCATCAAAACCAGCTTCGTAGTTAATCTGCTTCTTCTGTTGTTCTGATAATTCAACGCCCGGCTGAATACCACCAAAGTTAAGCATTTGATTAGCAGGATCGGTTACTGCTGCGCGGTGCATAGCTCTTCCTGCATCATTGTAAGGAACACTCTTATTGCTCACTAACATAGTCATGAGTGCTAGTTGTAACTGGCTGTTGAAGTACACCTGATTAACGTAGCTATCCATGAATTTGAACTTGCCAGAGATTGAGCCTGGATAAACAAAGATGAATCGGTCATTGGCTGTGCCGTATGCACCATAGAAGTTAAATCCCAATTTAATTAACTCATCTGCCTTTGATTTCTCATCAACTGATGGCGCTAACCCTTCTTGGTAACGGAATGACAGGTTTGTGCGTCCGTTCAATTCATCAAAGTTAAGACAGGCAGGATAGCCACACACGAAAGCACCGTGAGTATAATCACCGTACATCAGCATTGTTCCGCCAACTTCTGCGCCAATAATCGCATCCGAGATGGTTTTTAAATCATCATCATTTGAGTGGTACAGTACGTGAATGTAGCGATCATTCTGCAATGAAACCCAGCGAGAGATTGTGAGTTTTTCGCTTAATGAGAAGTCACCCAGAGTCATTACCGAAACAAAGTTACGTGTTTCTTTGGTAATGCGAGGCATCAGCTCTTCAATAGAATCGGCATCGATACCGTCATTTTTCTGTGCACCAGATGATTCAGTAAGGCCCATAAATTCAGCTAAATCACCAACAGCAAATGAGATATTGCCTTTTGCTCCCTTTGTAGCGCCATAGATAACGAAAGTTTGCGATAGCGCGTCATAAGCGCACTGACCTTTTGCACCCAATGAAGCAGTAGCGGCTTGAGCTAAGGCAGAGTAGCTTGTTACTTCACCATCAATGGTCACGGAAATTTTCTCACCATCAATGGTTAAAGTTAAATCGCTTGGTAGTGGGCTGAAATCACTTTCAGTGCGAACAGGGACTTTAGAGCCAATGAGTTTTGCTGACTCCGCTTCGCCATTCATATAGGCAATATAGAGTGATTCAGGTCGAGAGGTTGAGTTAACAAACCCAGCGAAATAGATTTGAGTGGCTCGATATTCATCAGAGTCAATGCCGAACACTTCGCCAACTTCATCTTCAGATCCGAATGAACGAACACCTAGCATTGATTCTGCTTTTTTCTTTGTAATAAACAGCGCGTTAAGTGCTAGAGGGTTACCACCAGTGCCAACGACACCGGGCAATATCTGGACGATATCGCTTGCTGGAATAGAATTCATATTTTTACCTTTTAAACTTGAGTAGTAGTGATAGAGACGCGATTGACACCATCGGTGTGATAAGAGACTTCAGGGTTATATTGCAGGGTAACGTCTAGCATCATGCGGTTTTCGTATTGATTTGCTTCATTAACCAATACGTTTTTCTTTGGACTTCCGCTGTCTAAAGGTTTGCATTTCTTGAGTCGGTCGGTTGTGTATGATGACTTCCAGAGATTTGCTACAACTCTTGACCAGTTATTGGCCTCCTCACCGTAAAAATCAAACTGAAAGGTGGCCTCTACTGATCGCTGTGCTGTTACCTTTTCCGTTGGCGCTTCCCAATAATCTGCCGTGTAATCCAAATCTCTTTCGTACAGCATGTGCATGACAATACCGTCTTTGGGTACAGGTACATTATTTTCATAACCACGAACGACAGGGCAGCCAAATAAATCAGTTAAGTAAGTCCATAGCTCAAGAAAGAGATCATCTTCAGTAATGCTTATTGTCGCCATAAAAGCACCTTAACCCATGATGGGTATGATTCTATGACCTTGGTGACCAGCCATTCAGATGGTTCGGATTCACCGTATGCAACGAAACTAATCTTGTCAGCCCCTTTATCTTTTGCTCTGCGAATGGCTTCGATTTGCCCTCTCGCATAACAGTAGATGAATTCACCTTGCTGATTGATAACGCCTAAATGTTCAAGGTCTTGAGTGCTCAAGCTTTGCATTTGGACGCTTATTTCATACGAGGAGAATTTAGGAACCTGCTTACCTCCGGGGATAATTTCAAATCCCTCGTTGGCGATTAGGGTCGCAGGTAGGTTTTTATTAACGACTTGAATAGCTGAGTTGGCAATAGCTCTAACTTTGATCATCAATCACCTCGTAGTTAACATCACCAATCATTACCCGCGTATCTACCAGTGGTTTATTTGATGAGTTAGGCATAACCTTTCTAATTCTTCTTATTTTTAAAGTAGTTGGAGATAGAGGGGGATCAACCAGCTCAGAAATTGATGTTTGAATATCACCTTTCATTCTTGCGCCAATCACCTCAAGAACATCTCTGGAACTGACACCGGAAGCCAATCCTCTCGATATCCCTCTAACCCACTCCTCCTTGTTACTATTAATGGCATTTCTAAAGAATGGTCTGGGCGGCTGATTATTTTCAGGAACCCCATACTCGTTCTTATAAGCAACCTCAGCTACACTCGTACCATCAGGATAGGTAGTGCCATCAATAAACCCTGCCTTAACCTCCGTAGCATCCAGTCTCGCAGCTAAATCCGTTAGGTATTTTTCTAGCCCATTAGCCATAAATGCTCCCCGGATAGTAGCTAGCCATTCGATAAACTTTTGTGGCCTGCCAGTAATCCATTCCGTAAGGGCTAAGCGTGTACCATGCATTTCTAAACTCAATCGCACCAAGTTCAGAAGATACAGACACGCTTCCCTCACTTGCAGACGACACTCTACCAACCATTCCCGAGCCACCTTTTCCGTCCTTATCGCCGTATCTCATATATGCCAAATGAGCCATAAGCAAGTAGAGCAATCTCTCTCGCTTATCAGCCTGATAGACCAATGAGAATTCAGTGTTATCGAGGTAATCGGTGGCTTGGTCGAAAAGGAAAAGTAATAAATCGTCTGATATGTTGGAAAACTCTGGGAACATGGCGCGGAACGTAGTTTTATTCAGTTCCACGATTGCCATAATTAATCCTCTGTTAGTGGTTCCACCCCAGCAGATTTAGCACTGGCTTGCTCTAATCCTGTTTTCTGTTTGGCGCGCTCTTTTGAGGCATCTTCGGCAGATTTATAATCCGTCACAGCAAACACAATGCCATTAAGGAATATTTTCTGGTCTTTAAATGACTTCTCAAAGGCTTCCCAAGCATCAGCAGGAACATCACGAGTGATACCAAACCCATTCAGAACAGCGGATGAGTTGGCACCCAATAGCGTGATATCTTTGCCTTCATGCTTAAAGGTGATCCCGTTAGGTAATTTACAACCAATAACATAACTTGAAACTTTAGCCACTTTACACCCCTAGCATTTGAGCAAATAAGAACGGCTGAGTGATTACCGCACCGTAAGTTGCGCCAGAATATTTTTGCTTCCAGCTTGAGGACATTGTGATAACTGGGTGAGCGCGAAGCTTTTCACTAAATGCACAATAACCAGCACTTTGACCTTGAGCGGTTTCAACAAACATCTGGATCAGTTCGCCAGCATCAGTGTCGTATTGTGGCGCGACTTCAATGCGTAGATTAGTGAACGTATCTTTAACCATTTTCTCAACGGAGTTGCCAAAGATTTCATTTGATTTTTTAAACCAAACGGAAGCTTTAGGGCTCATTGCAAGAACTAATGGAGATGCCATATCAACACCATCACCCACCGCGCCATTAGTACGAGCAATCAGGTCTGCGTAAAGCGACAGGATATCGTTATAGATATCAATAATTTGCTTATCTTTCCACTGCGTTTTTCCATCAACTGTAGCAGGGGTGATTGGTGCTGGTAATGCAGGGTCATTCAGAATGCCGTAGTTAAGCAAACCTTCAACACCATAGAAGTAGAACTTATTCTGCTCCTGATTCATGGTCCAAGCTGCAGCGCGTTGTTTTTCTGCAACATAAGGCAACATAGCTAAACCATATCGCTCTTGCTCTAACTCGCCGTAAGTTACCATTGTTTGATAACGGAACACTTGACGATTTTCCCATGCGTTTGTAACTTGGTTTGCACCTTGTTCGCTGTAATCATCATACGCGACCACGTCACCAGACTGCTCAACGCGCTGGATCATCATGGTATCTTGTGCCCATGAGCCTTTCTTTCTCTCACTTAAAATGTCAGTTGCTTTTTGCTTAGCAAAGATAGTGCGGACAATTTCAGGATCAATAAATGTCGAAACGATAGCAGGAATACCACCGTTCGCTGGCATGGACGGCTGAACTTCCGCATCCATAGCGAATTTAGTCACAGAAGGCGGTAGGTAAAAACCGCGAGATTCTGCTTCCTTCTTAAATGCTGAGAAATCAGCCTGTGTTAATTGTGGCATTATGCTTTGCTCCATGTAGAAATTACGAATAAATCACCAACAGCGGCAGCGCTTGCTACATACCATTCGGTTTCGATTGCGCCATCAACAGTTTCACCAGCATCACCAGTTTTGATTGTGCCGTCTGCTAATACCGCAAATACTTTCTGACCAACAATCGCTTGTGTTGCTGATTTAGCCCAAAAATCACCACCAACAATCGGAGATGCTTCACGCCCTTTCGGGATTAACAAGCTATTGCTTTTCAGGTAATCAATGGTGGCATTAGCATTGTTGTAGACAAAACCAACTGGTTTGCCAGTACCTTTGTTGTTTAATTTTTTAGGGTCTTTCGCGTCACGCCAAGCGAAACGACACATATTAAGGCCGTTATCACCTGCCTTGAACGCACCAGCACCGCCTGCCGCTGCAATAATTGGGCTATTAGATGCTGGTTGGCCTTCCTGACCTACACCTGAGTAAAGGCGAACACTTGATTGAAATGCCATAGTTATTTATCTCCATCAAAGAACTTGCGAACATTATCGCGAGAGGATGCCGCAATAGGTGCGGAGTCTTGAGCCATCGTAGGCACTTTTGAGTAGGCATTGAAAACAGAACGCAGTCCTGATGCAGGGATTGATGCGTAATCTTCACAGCCCATTTGCTTTAAAGCTGTCCGATAAACATCTTCTGCACTATCACAGGCTAGTTCTCCAACAACTGGACGAACATCACGCTCAGCTTGACGTAACTCCATAAATTTACGCTCTACGGCGCTAATGGCGGCATCCATAGCCATTTTGTTGTCTTTGGCTTTTTTGTCGTCATCGTTGTCATTAGCGGTTTTATTGGACTTATCATCTTTGCTATTGTCGTTATCCGCCGCCTTGCGGTCTTTTTCGCGATCTTTGTTTTCTCGCGCCTCACGCTCCTTGAGTTCTTTTTCTTCACGCTTTAAGCGCTCTGCTTCGGACTCATTATCTTTTTCAGCTTGTGTAGCTTCATCTTTAATGACATTTCCGACTTCTTTTTTAACTTCATCTGGATCTGCATCGCTAGCTAATTTAGGTAGCAAATACGCCCAAAGTTTTTCTAATTTTGACATCAGTTTGATTCCTATTGGTTTCGAGTCATAAACAAATACGTCGGGGCCTGCCCGACCACTTGGCACTATGGCCACATGGTTACAAACGATGTCACGCATTACGCCATCGTATGTTTCTCCCTCATACTCTCCCGCTGTCAAATCAAGTCGATAACGATAAGATGAGGAAATTTCTTTTTGCTTCTCCGTCTCCACTCCGAGAATTGAGTCCAGATCCCAAATAACCATTGAGTTTTTAAGATAAGTACCATCGAACTCTGCACGCTCTCCAGTAGAGCCGACAATCGCGTCTTTTGGTGGGTCAATAACGGTTACGCCGATGTGTTTATTGAGCACAGGTTTATTATTGAATGTACTGACGGCTTTCTTGAGCTCTTCTGGATCACGTAGTAGTCGATAGGCTTTATTTGGTTCTAAACCTAACTCTTCGGAGTTGGGTATTTCCTTGCCATAGTAGATGCAGACATTGGATTTACTGATCGGTGTTAATGCAACGTGCATCATCCCATCTTCGTCGTAAGTCCTGACGCTTGCTTTATCAAAGGCAAATTTCACATCTTTCATGGCTTACCTTTATTCAGACGTAAAAAAAGACCACCGAAGTGATCTGTTATTAGAACGGCAACACAGGTCGCCACACGCAACCGCAATTAGGCAATTGACCGGGCATAATATATTCGCCATCAATCAAGCAGCCTTCAGATAGCTTAAATCTCTTTCTTTCTCGACCTGCTTTAACGTGACTATGGCGAGGTTTATTACCACCACCACTATGCACCCACTCAGCCTCAACGATACCAGCAGTTTGCTGCCTTGCTGCCGATAACGCACTTGTTGCCTTGCGTGTTTGGTCACGAGCGATAAACTCAGCTCTACGCCGTGTAATGCCATGACGTTTGCCAAAGTTACGCTCTATTTCATCAGCAAGCATTTTTCTATCACCGCCACGAGCAACGGCGCGATATACCATGCCTTCTACTTCAGTAAAGTATTTCTCAGGGATAGAGCGGATAAGAGAAACATTCTCAGCAATGATCGCCTCACGCTTCTCTAACATGGCGTCAGTCCATTGCATATTGATAGTCATAGACTCGCGCCTAGCTGCAGCCAATAAACCTCTATCGACTGCGCTTTGCGTTTTATCCATTAACTCATCTGATATTGGAAGTGCCTTATTAATGAATCGGTCAACCCATTTTCTTGCTAGAGAATCAAGCAGTCTTTTGATAAAAGTAACAGGATTAGCATCCATGGCTAAATTAGCATCTTGAGCAAGAGGATTGTTGCGAATGGCGTTAACTATTTCGCGTCTAACCTCGTCGTTCATTTCTCTAATTTCGGCTAGCAACTGCCTTTGATACCACTTGATATTGCCAGCATTATAGTTAATAGGCTTCAGTCTCGTTGTCTTCTGGCTCATAATCACCGTCCAAGTTTTCGAAACCAGCACCCTCTATACCCTTGAGAGCATCCCTAGCTTCCTCTGAGCTAACCAACATACTGTCAGCAGCAACCGCCACAGCATCAACGCGAATCTTCGTGATTTCAGCGCGTTCTTTTTCGCTAATCTCATCAAGCGGCCTGAACTCAAAGTAAATATCCTCTTTTATTTCTCCAAACTCTGAAAGCTGGATAATCTTGAAGATATTCTCTAAAGGTCGTCTTAGATTTCCGTCCTGATACCCTGACACAGTTTCATGCCATGTAGATAACTCTGACTCACCCGAGGCATTTAAACCTGCTGGAGCGTTCCCTAGGAGTTTTAAATTGGTGATGCGCGAAGGAATACATAGTTGATCCTGATAGTTTGATAGCAGATTGGATAATTCACTTAGCGAAGTTTGCATGTGAATTAAATCTTCTCCTGTATCTATTACCCAAACACCGAAGTTATCCTGATATTGCGTAAACATCTTGATGCGCTTATCAAACTCGCCCGGCATTTGTAACCGCGCGTCCATATCAGTTTTAAGCGCCCTCATTCTCAATGTGCGGAGTATCTTGATTACGTTTTTCTTAGCATCACGCCAGTCAACAACGTAATCCTCCATTAACTGAGTGAGAGATAGCCCGCCAAAGTTGTAGGACGGCTTGAGAATATCTGGCACTGGGCGACTAACAATATCCATAAACCTTGATTCATGAACTGTTTTGCCCATAACAAACCACGCGCTTGGTTTATAGAAATCATCAGCCAACGGCCACTGCGTGTTGTACATGGCAGGATAAATCCAAGTCGGGTCAACAACTCTAAGGCCTTTTAGTGATCCTTTTGGTATCTTCCTTGGGTCTAAGAATAAAGGCTTTTCCAACTCATAATCTGTCTTTGCGCCAGCATCAATGTAAACATGAGCAACACCATACTGAGAGTCTTGCTTAACCGCATCGTGAATTAATCGCTTTACATCATATTTAACGAGTGCGTTTTCCATCAGTTCAATATCAGGATCGCCCTCTTTACGACTTTTAACTTCAATCCAGTTACGGGTCATCTCATCAGCGAATACACTGTGCATGTTTGAGTATTCTACTTGCTGAGACATTGCCGCTAACTGTGGATATCCACGAAACCCTGAATACTCATCACCAATCGACATCGTATTAAGCATGTCGTATGGCGTGGCATCCATTGCAAATACAGCTTCCTTTTTAGATTCAGGAACCACACCCGGCAATGGCTCATATCGCTCGAAGTGAGCATATTTCTTCTCTTCACCTGATGCGGAAGCTTTTTCTAAATCAATATCTTTAATCCTGAACGGTTGTTTTCCGACAGGCTGTTGTGTTTTTTTACTCTTGCTCATCGGAGTATCTCGTCTGGAATACGGAATGGTTGTTTAGCGCTAGAGAACGCCATAATGAACGCATCGGCTTTGTTTGGGCTTGGGATGCCTCGTTTCTTCATATCCTTTTTACTCTCAACCTTTACGCGCCCGTTATTGTCATAATCGACTTGAGGGCGTGATAATTCGGCTTTGAGGTATTCGATATCTTTCATATCGCTGGATATGCTAATTAACTGGTCATCGGTAAATTTATCGCCATGCTCGATAGCTCTCCAAGTGTTATAGAAGCGATCAGCAACTAATTGCCATTGCTGCGCTTTCAAATTGGAGAACATATCTTTATTTGTTTTGCCGGGCTTATAGTTGCTTTCTGGCTTCTCGACGGAAGCCCCTGCGTTAAACCCGACAGTAACAATGCGATTATCTTTGCGGTTAAATTGAGCCTTAACGCCAGCGCCAACGCCGATTGAGTCATAGATAACTGTATCTACGTTATTCTTAACCGCATCAGCATAGACCTTGTCAGCGCTAAATATGACGTCTTGACCTCGCCACTCTTCAACAGATAAAGCAACCGATCCATGACGAAGCACTATTGCGTTAGCATCTTCACCATCATCAGCAACGTCGAAACCGACAATTCGCTTACCTCTTGGCTCAAAGCCTAGTTTTATATGCGCATCGACAGCCGCCTCAATCCATGCTGGCTTGATAATTGCCAGTGCTGAATCTGCTACTGGTTCGCCAAGCCAGATATGTCGGTATAGTTCAGGATCACGTTCTTTGCACTCTTCCATTTGCTTGGGAAGTGGCGTGTCGTAAAAGTGGGGATTAACATCGTAATTAGCTTTGAGGACTATTGCGCCCTCTGGCGGCTTAACAACGAATCGCTGGTAAGTGTCATCAAGAATGTTCTTAGGGTTGAAGCTAACCCATATTTCCGCATTTTTATCACCACGAATGGAGGGCAGTAATACTTCCCATGAATCTTTGACTACCGCCTCAGCCTCTTCAATCCAGCAAATGCCAACACCCTGAATTGATTTAATCTTGGTGACGTTGTTTTTAATGCCAGCGAATACGAATGAAGCGCCAGTACCAAGGTGAATAATTGTATTCTTTTGTATCTCGAACTCGTTCGTGTAACCTAACCTGTCGATGGTTTCACAAAGCAACTTATGTACTGAGTCACTAATCGAACCCTGAAACTCACGAGTACACAAAATAACTGTTTTGATTCTGCGCGCGACTTCAATAGCTAGTTCCGCAAAGAAGTATGATTTACCACTACCTCGACCACCGTAAGCCACCTTATAAGGAGCGCTTGCTGCAAATGGCTTAAAGTAAGGGTTAGCCATCGAATATATCCTTGATAGAGCGATTCTCTACTTTCACGTCAGCGGTTAGGTCAACTTTATCTACGAAAGCACTGACATTCTTGTGCTTGCCTAATAACTCAAGGTTCTTCACTTTGTCAGGCCATTTGATTTTCTTCATGATGCCGACTAAATCACGCTCACCATCTTTAGACTCGAACATTTCAGCTAAGTCCATGCCACTTAATGATGTGCGCCAAACTTTTGGCCATTCATGAATAGGTTTAATGCCTCCGTTATCATGAAGGATATCCAGAACGTCCATTTGGTCTATTTCAACAAGCCTATTGAGAACGTAATCAGCAGTTATCTCTAATCGCTCACTGCGATCATTCATTAGTTCCTGAATTCGTTTTTCAATGTCAGGTTTTGTCAGGTTTTCATTCCCAACACTTCGTGCAGTTTTTTCGCTGTACCCCGCACGAATAGCCGCCTGTGTAGCGTTCAAGTCAACGAGGTACTCACGACAAAACATTTCCTGTTTATCGGTGAGTGCCATATCCATTCCTTTAAATTTCTTTAAACACAATTTCTTTCTTGTAGCAGAGCTTCACTAACCAAGTGCTGTTAATTAAAGCGCCGATAATAAACAATGGGTACATGTAACGGCGCAGTGTCATTTTGTAATGCAGTGTTCCTGTTTTCATATTCCACCCAATAAAAAAGGCCACTAGGGCCTATTCACCTACAAATAATAATTTTGGTTGAGTGAGTGAAAGTATTTGCTCATATTCCAATTGCAATGCTTTCTTCTCTTTCTTCCGCTTATTCATTAACTGGCTACCGAGGCGACCTTTCAATTCTGATTTAGCCGCTTTTAATGCATGACGATGTTGAGCCTCTTCGCCTAAATCTTTCCAGCGATTCATTTGCTCATGCATCCAGTTAAATGCTTGGATAAATTTTATCTTAATAAGCATCGCTGCTTTTCCTGTGAAACTCATCACCAGAAGCATATAGCCGTCTTTCGATAGTTTATACATTGGCTGGATATCACCATTTTTATCAATGTAATCAGTGGGCTCAAAATTGAGCTCAGCAAATTCCTCAGGGCAATCGTTGATTGTTTGCTTTATTTTCCTCAGTACATTCTTGTGTGTTTTACCAAAATACTCTGCAATCTTTTTGCTAGTCGTAAACACTTGACCATCAGATGCCATAACCATTTGTTGAAAATTAAATTCAGGGATAACCACTGTATTAGTCATAACGTATTACCTTCATTTGAAATGAACCCTCGTTCACATAGAAAATCAGCCCGTCGAAGCTCGCCAGCTATAACTGACTTCCTCGAAGGCTCATATCAAAGTGATTGGATTCGACGTTTTTGAATTGCTCTGTGAATGAGCGGTGAAATGCTTAGAGTTCGCAACCATCATCACGTATCACCACGTTAATCAAGTTGCTTCTAGTCTGTTCCTGGCAGTCAAGATAGTGATCACTCTTCTATTGGCGGAATTGCATCCATAAAAAAGCCCCGCTATTGCGAGGCATAATTAAGATTTTCTTTACTTTGTGGCTAAGGTCACTAGATCAATAAAGTCCTGACAGAACTCTAACCTGTGTCCGTGATCATCCACGAAGTTATATTTCTTAAAATGTTCTAATATTTCCTCGGGACTTTTCCCGTTAATAGGAGATTTAGAAATTGAATCGCGTTCCTGTTTCATCTTCAAACCTTCAATCAGTTGGTTATGATCAAGCCACTCAAACTTTGGAAGTAGCATTCCATAGTGGCAGTGTTTATCAGTACTTAAATGTTCCATCAAAGCTCCATCAAGGCCTAATGAATGCAAGTTCGAAAGGTCAATACCTTGATGTGAATATTAAAAAAGCTGGCTACAAATACCGTCAAATTAGCTAACTAGTTAAAGCGGGGACATCCTCGCTTTTTCAATTTCTCGTATTGCTTTCTTGTTGGGCTTTTAGTAAAGATTTTTCAGTGTCACTCTTTATTGCAGCTTTGATTATCGAAGCAATAGCAAAGAATGTAGCAAGTACGAACCAGCCAGAATATGCAGCAAAAGTTACATAAGCCACATCGGTTAATACATCATAAGTTCGCCACGCTATAGACTGGTGTTTGTGGTTTTTTGCGAATTTCTCTTTATCAACGAAGATAAGTAATATCCCCATGACAGCAAATAGCCACCCTGTGAAATACCCGATATTAGTTAGCCCTTCATTGTTCAGAGTCAACCCAAAATAAAGTGATGCAGCAACCACCACATCAATAAGAATTGCTAACAGCCTAGCCCTCATCGTAAACACTCCGTTTTAATGTAATTCTGCAAATACAAAGTTTGCTGTTCGTTCTCGACTATCATTTCTCTGAGACGTAGATAATCTTGTTCAACTGCTTTGTTAAGTCGTGCGGTGGCTTCATCGCTTCCGCTTTCGGTGGAATTCTTGGTGACTGTTGGACACTCGGCTTTGACGTACACCCGCTTATTGCCAGAGCTAACAGCGTCGCGAAGAGTATTGATTTCATTATTTGCACTGGCTAACTCCTGTGAGTGACGAATATCGAGTTGGTTTAATCGAGTGATACGGGCTTGGTAGTCTTTGTTGATGTTGATTTGTTGTGATAACTGATTGGTTGCTGTGTTGTAATCTTTGCTTAACTTGTCGTAATCATCCATCACCCACCACAGCCAGAATGCAGATATTGCCAGTAGACCAGCTAATACCTTAGTTAGCGTATTCATGCTGGATATGTCTTATGAGTTAATTGGAAGTGAGGGCCATCTTTAAATGTTTTCCAGTTACCGCCCCATTCGATATCAACGCTTAACTCTTTCGCAGCTTGCATCATGGCATCAGCTACTTTTTTAAAGTATGACCAATCGCTCCAAGGGATCTGATTATTTACCAGCGGAGCACAATCAACAGCGTGGCCAGTTAAGTGACGACTATTCATCGTTTGACTTTTACCACTTGCAACTAATTGTCGCTGTCGAGCTTCGTTGCGCTTACCTTCAATCACCATAAAATCAATATCGGTAATTTCTAATGCTCGATGTACTACCTTAACCAAATCAGGATGAACGCCACGGAGATTTTCTTCGCTACGTCTACTTAATCTAAACTTACTCACTTCCTGCCTCCTGTAAATTTATCCCAGAAGAAGTCCAATGCTAAAGAGCCGGCAGAACCACATAAGCCAGCCGTAAATAACGTGTAATAGAATGAGGCGTTAAGCTCTATTGATATAAGACCGCCCATCATTCCAGCAAAGCCAGATACGAACATTTGCATAATTGCCCCTACCCAACTCCACCGATACCCGTTACGTTTATTGTCAATAATGTATCTAGCCAATCCGCCGTATAGGGATATAGCGAATATGACACCCCATGCGGTGGCACTGAATTTGTCTTTCTCGTCCATTCGTGTCATACCGCCTCCTTTTTGGAGGAATTAGTTAATAGAACGCCGACTCACAGCTCTTGTGTGAATGTGAGGTGTTGTGATTGATTCTGTGGTCGGCATATACGAAAAAAGACCGCCTAAGCGATCTTCTGAATGAGTTGTTCGGAATAACCGAACATGTGAACTATCCGGAATTTCCGGAGAGTTGAACTTGTAAGGATTGCTTACAGGTTGCTATTCCCTCGAATTCGGGGGAATTAAAATAGAAAGGGACACCAGATGATGTTTTGATCGACGGATATCTGGTGCCACTAATCACACAACCCTCCAAAATGAAGAGTGTGCTAGATAGCAAAAAACCCCGCCGAAGCGAGGTCTTGAATGAGGTAAGTAAACTTAAGAGTCACGTAAAGCAACTTACCCTATAATTGTTGTCCATTTGTCCATTAATGTCAATAGCAAAGCTCAGCTATTTTCTTTACTTTATCTACACGTTTGCGATTATTCATTGCATTTCGCAGAGGTTCGTACAATAACCACTGAGCAGCTTTGAGTTTTTCGTCAACTTCTCTCCTGCAAGTTCTATGAGATGGCTTGGCGTACTTATTCCCTCCTCTCGTTTGCATTTTGCGTGGTTTTGCAACTCGGTGATAGTAAGATGCAATCGACAACTTAGATGAGCCATGAGCGTAATAACTTAGTAATATTCCATAAGCCTTTGTGTCGGTGGCGATGACTGAATCTACGACCTGAGAAATCAACATTCCTTCATCGTCATTGCACATAGGTCTTGATGGGTTTTTACTTGGCTCTACTGTTTGCATGAATTTATAAATCATGTTGATCATGCGAATATCAATACGACCAGAATATACCCACGCCCCCCACAGATTTAACCAACCATCTAGCCAGCGAAACTGCTCATCCGTTAATTCCCTTTCTCCGATATAGCTCATCTCGCCTCCGGTAATACTGTGTGATGTCTATCGCAACCTACCGAGTACATGATCCGGTTCCCAAACTGCTTTGCTTGGGTTGTTTCAACTATCCTCATGAAGCCATTGTTAAGCTGGATAACAGATAAATAACGCTTTGGTTTATTTCCTGTTCGTTCTGTCAACGCCCTAAACCTGCATTCTTCAATAGCTGCGATTAAGTCAGTGAACATCATCTATCTCCCATATCGTGATATCTAATGAGCCATTAGCAACCTTTTCACCTCGACGGATCCGCATATCATCAATTTGGCTATCATCGCCCCAAAATTCGGCATGAGTTAACGAATCGAAAACCGCTTTAGGCAAGTTATCGAGGTCTCTTTGTCGTTTATCTGGTGGATTTGCAGTGATGGCTATTTTGATGCGGGAAGTGGTTTTGACGTCTAGGTTATGTTGCTTGATGTAATCTGTTACTTGCTTTCGGTAGTTGGTGCCTTTGGTTGAGATGTAATGCCGCCCTCTACAATGCCGCCAGTACGTATTATTGCTCGGTGGCCACGGCAGCTTTAAGTGATACTCGCTCATGCCTTAATCTTACCCTCCTTGATGAGAATATCCTGAGTACGAATAACACCCTCTAAATGACATTGCTTTGCGTATTCCGCGTCAGTAATTCGTGTTCTTCGGTCTATTTCATCGTGACAAGCGCTACATGCCCAAGCACCAAAAATATCATTAGGTTTTATTCCGGTACCGCAAATGCCAGACATTCGATAATGAGCTAAGACGACAGTTTCAGAATTGCCATTACAGACACCAGGTATTCTTATTTGACATTCACGACCTCGAGCTTCTTTGCGTAACTTCGCCATCTCCTTCCCCTTTGATTTTTTCCATCACTTCCAAATGAGCGTATTCATCAGCACACTGGCTACATACGTAAATTTCTGCATCTGTTAGCTGTCTATTGCATGACATGCAGTTCATTTGATTTGCCTCATAGTTAGCCCATAACCAAACACTGCCCCAGTATCGATGTATTCCTGATTAGCGCGCTTTTCGATACCTTTAATCATTGGTGTGTGACCAAATAGAAATAGGTCCGCACCTTTAATCTCACGGATGTTATCGTCACCAATGCGCTCACGGCTCCAAATCACATACTGCTCATCTACTGGTTTGCCGAACTCGTATTCATCGGATGGATAATCAGCATGTGCAATGACAGTCTTTTTCCCATCTGTATTTACTTCGATAATAAATGGCAGTTTCTCTGCTCTGACTAAGCAGGCGCGGGATAAAATATCCTCCTCATAATTTTGCAGAAAAAACCAATTACCACCGTTGTATAGCCAGTTATTGACATCCCCACCATTAAACAAGGCATCAATAGCCATTTGCTCATGATTCCCACGTACCGCTCTAAACCATCTTTCATTAATCAGGTCTAGGCATTCTACATTCTGATCCCCCCTATCTATTAGGTCACCAACTGAAATCAATAAATCTTTTTCTTTATCAAAATCAATTTGATGCATATTCCTTTTTAATAAATTGAAGCATCCGTGAATATCACCAACCACCCAAATATGCCGATATTGATCACCATTGATTCGGAGGTAAATTCCGTTGTGTTCTTCTGTCATTCATCCAGCTCCCTTTTCAATTTCATATATTCAGAGTTATCAGGTATCGTCACGAAACAACCTATACCTACCGCCCAGCGTTCAACCTGCTCCATAAAGTGGAACATTTCACCTGTATCAAGTTTTGATGTTTTCCGAAGTGTCCTTACGCGCTCTGTAAGCTGTGTAGTAACGTCAACCATATCGACCACCTCATGACCTAAGAATGTATGCTTAAGCATCTCCTTAACGGTTTCAGGTGTGTAATTGGCGTTGTTCTTACATAGGTATTTGCTTATCTCTGTGCACCACAAATGAAAAGTTGCATTCTGAGATAATGAACGCTTGTTTTTCCAAGGCTTAATGATGATTCGGTGTGGTTGGTTTGTTGCTAGAGCTTCTTTGAGGTGTTGCCATGCTGCGGTTTTGGTTGATTCGTGGAAGAGAAAATCTGCTTCCAAGTTAGCCTCCTATTCATCGTCACCTTTTGGCTCTCGATAAATTACAATAACAAGTCCGTGTTTTGTTGTGACCCTTACCATTTGACTTTCATTTATTTTATCAAGCTCATAAGCCTCATAAAATTCAGCTATTGCAGCCTTCTTTCGTTCTTTTGACTTACGCTTGAAAAGCTTTCTGAATATCAAACTTGCGAACCAGCAAAACGCTTGTGTAACAATCCACACGTAGCCCATCATTGATAACGTGGCTACTATCCATTTGTATGTTTCATCACTCACTGTTAGCTCTCCTGTTCCAATCTCTAACTAATAACTCACGCTGTTCATCTGACGCTGGAACTTGAATAACGCTACCTGTTTCAAATATACAATCATCATCATGTTCAGCTTCTAGAAAGTGCCAACTTCGTGTACTTCTGATGCTTGCATCACATCCGCAAAAAGGGCATTTCTTGAGTTCGTTCATGCTATTTCTCCTGAAGGCGCTTGATTGACTCTACTTCTGCAAGCGTCAGACTATCGACTGAATATGGATTGTTGAAATAAACCGTCGCCTCTTTGAATGCCGTAGGAAAACCAGCTACTAGCGTCCCAATAACAACAATCGGGATAAATAAAATAACTAATAACCACTTGTCCATGTAGCACTCTAGCGAGTTCCATTCATCCACTTTTGAATGTTGATAAAATGACAATCTACGAGTTGGAAATAGCTTATTGTGAACTTTGCGTTTTATCTTCATCATTCACCCTCTGGCATTGTTATGTCTCTTAAGTACATATAGTGAGTGACTCTATGTATTGACTCCCAATTGCTATCATTCCCATAATCGCTAAATTCAAAAAATCGATAAGACTCTGCGCAATCAATCATCTCCATGAAATATGTTACAGTTCTAATTTTACAATCGACAATAATTAGTAATGGCTCGCCTATTTTTGGCAATCTCTCACTCACCTTAACCCAATTAGCTCCCTGCATTAGATGCCTCCTGCTGGCTCGAGGTAATCTTTAACTGATTACTTTCAAGCCTAAATAGTCTCGTCATAACTTTTTCACAACGATACGGCTTATGCATTTTTCGATTGCGATCCGCTGTCTTTTTCCCACCTCTCACATATCTACGCTTACGCATCATTGCTTCATCAGCGTAGAGCCACATCAGTTTTTTAAGTTCTGTTCCTTTCATCACTCAACACCTCTCTTAAAGTAGGTTACATTCTGTTAAAAATCCCTGAGTTAGAAACCTTTAGATACGCCCTTCCTCTTGGGAAGCATCGATTAAGTTTTCGATCCAAATTGTGCGTCTTGCTTTTTGGTTTGGCGCCATCAAAATAGAATAGTTTTACTTCTCGTGATTGCTGCTTATCGAGTAGTAATTCATAGTTTTTAAAACACTCATTGGATGCTGAATAGTCATAACCCTTGTGAAACAATATTCCTTTCATCTAAAAATCCTCACGATTCCCACTCATAGCCGACTTTAATTGCCTTGGCTTGCTCTAAGGTATTAGTCATTACTTTTGTGTTTGAAATATCACCCCAGCAATCACACTCAACTGGCGTTAGGTAATATTCATTTTCTGTTCCATCATCCGATTTGTAAGTGTGACGAACCGGATCACCTAATACCTTGGTGACAGTGCTTTTTAATAAGTTCATCTAAAAATCCTCTTGCGTGTTAAACGTTGGCACCTTGGAATCGGCGTTGTTGTGGTCTGCTACTTTGTTGACAGATGCTAGATGCTTGAGCTTGATCGGTGTCAAGAAAGTGGCCATTTTTGAATAATTGATAAACGGTTCCTAATTTCCCGAATCGGTTTTTTGTCACAATTATTTCTGCGTAAGCTGCTGCTGGAGAGTTCTCGTTATAGACTGCATCGCGGTAAAGCATGATGATGCTATCCGCATCTTGTTCTACGCTTCCTGAGTCTCTTAAATCCGCATTGGTGGGCCGTTTGTTTGGTCTCTTTTCAACATCACGAGATAGCTGGCTTAGTGAGATAACGGGCGTTCTGATGTTTTTAGCCAACCCTTTCAACGTTGCTGAAATATGAGCAATAGCCAAATCGTTACGCTCTGCGCGAGGCTTCTCGATCAACCCTAAGTAGTCAACCATGATCAACGATAATTCGGGATGACGTTTCTTGTGTCTTGTTGAAATTGCAGTGATTTGTTCAACGGTTAACTTGCTGGCATCGACAACCCAGACATTCAAGCCAAGTAAATTACCTGCCCCCATTGATACCCTTCCCCAATCTTCGTCACTCATACGAGATGGGTTTCTCAATGCACTAACAGATAAGTTCGCTGATCCTGCAATCTGACGCTCTACAATTTGCTGAGAATCCATTTCCATCGAGAAAATTAAAACGCCTTTTTTGGTGTCAGTGCCGATAACATTTTGAGAGGCAACGCCTTCTGTAATTTTCAGCGCAATTTCTGTTTTACCCATACCCGGTCGAGCGGCGATAATGACTAGGTCAACAGGATTGATACCCCCCATAATTTCATCTAATTCACGGATCCCAGTTTTTAGCGTGTCTGACTCCTCGCCTTTGTTAACACGTTCTTGTAAAACCTCTGTGTAATCTTCGATTAACGACGATACATGAACGGGAGAAATATCACCTTTCGATGAGTGCATATCAGATGCCTGAGCAAGAAAACTTTCCATTGCCTCACTGGCTTGTTCAATGGTTCCGTTTTCAATCACACCGCGCACAGAATCCATTAGCCGGATCATCGCTCTACGATTGTGATTATCGGTCACCATCTTGGCGTAGCCTTTCAGGTTGGCTGCGCTCGGACAATCCTTGGCTGTTTGGATAATACTAGCTAGATGCTCACTACCCATCCCTTCAGCAACCATCATCATATCGATGACACCGCGAGACTTAGCCTGTTTTTGAATAACTTGATAGGCTTCGCGATAGAACCTAACTGAAAATGATTCAGGCTCTAAAGTGGCTAAAACATCCGAGGCATCAGGTGTTAACCCTGAAATTAACAAACCGCCAATAACACTTGCTTCAAATTCCGTATTGATCACTTAAAACCCCCTGTCAGCAAATTTACCTTCTCGAACACCTGTCAACGTTGTTTCTCTTAGCAGATAATCAATATCAGCCGTCCAACCTGTATCGTTTTCACCAAAATAAAATGGCTTAGCCATTCGAACAAAAGCTCTAACGTAGGCTCGCCAACCATCAACATTTGCCGTTGCAAGGTTTTTGATTATCTTCCTGATCCGTGTTTTACGTTTCTCGTTAGCTTCAACAGCATGAGGTAGTCTGTCGCCAACTTCCTCGTTGTAGGCGTTGAGATATTCATCGTAGTTAATTGGAGTTGATTTTCTCTTGGTAGGTTTTACTGATTCCCCCCCTTTCACCTCGTGAGGGGTAAGGGGTGTATTACTTTCTTTCTTTTCTTTTGTAATAGTTTCTTTTGTGTTTAGCTGACTTGGCTTATGTGAATTAGCCGTTTTAGCTAATGTTTTATTAGCCGACTTAGCTAATGTTTCGCTAACTTGGCTAATATTGAAGTTCCACTCAGTAAAATCTTTGTTAATTCCAATTTTATTACCTGATGAAATAACAATATTCATAGCAATCATTTCATTCTTCGCTTTGCAAACATGAGTATGATGAATGCCTGTCATTTCAGCTATTTGAGTATTTGTAATACGGTCTAACTTTTTGCCGAAGCCGTATGTCTTTCTGATGATCGCCATAACGACTTTTAGTTGTCTCGCTGTTAAATCTGCACACATAACAGCTTCAAGTAGGTCGTTGGCTATTCTTGTGTAACCATCTTCAAGATTTGCCACTGTTGACCTCTCTTGCCGTCGTTGATTACCAAAATCCGCATATGCAACATTGCTATTCATCGCTCTTACCTCCTAGTACCTGTTGACGATGTTCAGTGCGTATTTTTGCGTCCTCAAGTATTTCTCTGAGGCACTTAACACCGTCCTGAGTAACCAATCTGTTAAAGCGATTTCTAGCGTTGTTTTTATGCACAGCACTATGATTAAATCGTTGTTTCATGGTATAATTCCCTTATTCCTAAGCTGTATCAGACAAGAGAAACCTAAATTTCTCTTGTCGTAATTACTGGTTATTGATACAGTGTATTTGTTAGTCTAAATGGTTAAATCCATTTGTTGAGAAGCCTCAGTGACCGCTGGGGCTTTTCTTTTAATCTTTCCCTTCACTTCAAGCATCTGAATTAATCTCTCTGCGTAATCACCTTCAATGACAACCTTTGTTGGTTTCTCGCTAATGGCGACTGAATCAGGTGGCAATCCAAGCTCTGTTATTGCTTTGCAAGCAAGCTCAAATATTCGATTTTTATCACGACTTGAAGTTGATGGATGAACGCCTAGCATTTTTGCCAGTCCGTTATTTCCGACTGAATACATTTGTTTTAGATAGAAGCTCATCAATTCATTTGACGAACATTCAACTTTGATAGTTTTTGATAGTTCCATTTGTTAAATTCCTTCTTAGATTACTTCCCATATTGGGAACAGCAGTAATGATCCGTGGCTCATTCCATATGAGCGGATTGTTTGCTCTGAGAATTTACTCTGAGCTGGCTAGTGATGTTAAAGAGCGTTTGTGTTACCAGTATTTATTACCCAAATCCCATAAGTGTGGTAAGTCAGGGCGAATGTCTTTTCCTTTAACTTGACCATTTGTAGCTTTAACAATTAACGGGATGTGTTCAGGTGATACTTTTGCCTTGTTATGTAGCCACTTAAAAACTGCTTGCTGTGTAATGCCACATGCTTCACCTAGTTTTTTCTGTGTCCCTACGATATCAATGGCGGTTTTAATTGCTTCATTCATAAAAAAACCTCCGTTGTTTATCTTCATATAATAAAACCTTAGTTGTTTTTAATCAACAACTATATTCGTTTGAATGACAACAACCTTGGTTGTATATTTATGACTATGAAAACTACTCTTGCACAACGATTAAAAAAGGCTCGAAGATTGTCTGGCCTATCTCAAAAGGAATTAGGTGAAGCTGTAGGTGTATCCCAAGCCGCAATTCAAAAGATTGAGGTGGGAAGCGCGCAAAACTCAACCAAGCTAATAGAAATAGCTAAGGTTTTGAGGGTCTCTCCTGAATGGTTGTCGTCTGGTAATGGCGATGATCCAACACTGCCTGCTATCCATACATCCGAAGTAAGTAATATAAATACCGCTACACATTCAGAGATTGGGTCTGGTGTTAGTAATGCTTATAAGGTTGAGATACTAGACATTCAAGCTAGCGCAGGACCAGGAGTGATGGTTATCGATGATTTCATTGAGACAATCACGGCTATTGAGTATTCAGCTGATGAAGCCAAAAGATTATTTGGTGGTAGACCTTCAAATACGATAAAGATGATCACTGTAAAAGGTGACTCTATGTCAGAAACATTTGAACCTAGAGATCAGATATTCGTAGATATAACCACAAACTTTTTTGACGGTGACGGGATTTATGTGTTCGTTCTGGATAACCAGCTCTACATAAAGAGATTACAGAAGCAGCATAAGCGCCTAGCTGTCATATCAGATAACTCAAGGTATGAGACTTGGTATTTAGATGAGGAAGCCATTAGCGGTCTTTATATCCACGCTAAAGTGCTAGTTAGCCAATCAATAAAATATAGGTTCCACGGTTAACCCAATGGCCTGACGACACGTTTTAATAATCTTATTTTAACCGATAGATGGCTATAAACATAACTACGATAAGTCCAATGCAAATAGCCAATAGGTTTCCATACTGGCTTTGTAATACTGCATTCGCCTTTTCTAATTCAATGATTTTGGCTTCCAAGTTAGGCATAGGAACCTCGATAGTGGATGAAATAGTTAAGTGGGTTATTGCAAATACTGAAAGGATTATATCAATCGTTGCAATAATTGCATCATACTTTATTGGTGTTTATTCGAACAGACGCAACGACCTGCGCAAAGAGTTTAATTCAGTTGCAGACCCTATCTACATAAGGCTCATTAAAGCCAAGAAAGATCTAGATTTAGGGCTATGTGTTCACCGTTCTTTAGTTAATGAAAAAGAAATATTAAATCTTTCTATCCATATGAAAGAAAAGGAAAGAGAAAAACTGATAGTGGCTTATAAGGAGTTTTGTGATGCTGTATCAATGATTAAGTGGGATAAGTATCACAAACCAACTTTAGAAGACGATGTAAGACAGCAGATAGTAGAAAGCCTTAAGCCTCTTATAGACTTAACAAAACATAGATAACCCCAGCCCTCCACGCGAGGGCTTTTTTGTGCTCTCTCCCCTCCAAAGAAGTGATCTGCATTCCAATCTGAGATTTATTTGAAAATAAATTACCAACAAAAACAACAAAATAAAACCAAGGTAATATAAAAACACCAATATAAACAACTTTGGTTGTTGACAACAAAACAACTATAGTTTTAAATATAACTCATCGAAGGCAAGGAGCCATAGATAAACAGGATGTTCGCTCTTTAACAATTAAGAACGCTCAGAATAAATTTTCAGAGCAACCACTGAGTGGTTTTTGGGGTGCGGTAGCCCGCTGTGAATCGGAAGTGAACTATTCGCGATAGTCATTACGGTTGCAATACGCCGTCAAGTGCCTGCTGAGTGCGCACGATGCAGGCAGGCTGACAGCAAAAGCTTAGGGCGCCATGTGTGAAGCATGGAGATAGCAAGTAGATTGCCCGCACCACCAAAGATCACTTAGGAGGCAAATATGGCAACAATAACTTTTAAAGAGAGCTCAAAAATTCGCAGGCGCAGAAGGCAAGGTGAGTTTTTGGCTCGAAAGATAGCTATGAGAAGTCGCTCAGTGGAAGAAATTTGGGATTCAATATTTGGCGTTGAGAAACCAGAACGCCCTGTTCTATCACTCAAACAAACAAAATACCAGCCGTCAGTAGATAACTGCTGCTTACCTAATGTAGCAGTATTTTCAGGAGTTAAAACAAAACAGCCGAACAGTGAATTCGGGGTTACGGCGAGGGGGTAGATATGACGTTATTTGAATTTATGAATAGCAGTAGAACGGATGGGTTTCTATGTAAGCGGGTTCACTGCAATGATGGATATTATGTAAGTATTCAAGCAAGTTATGGACACTACTGCTCACCGCGTCAAGACTTACCATCTGAGGATGATCAACTAATAAACGCCTATGCAGAATGTGATGATTGCTTTACAGAAACGGTTTATCCATACGTTCCAAAAGAGGTTGTTATTGCTTTGATTGAAAAGCACGGCGGAGTGAAAGTTAGTTAGCTAATTACAGTCCATTCCGTGGGCTGTGGTGAGTTGATTAATAGATAGGAGATAGAGATGGAACCAAGGGATTATCGATTTTATAAAATTAGCAAAGAAGCTACCGAGCAAATCAAAAAAGAAACTGACGAAATCCAAGCTAAACGGCAGAAACTACTCCACGAAGCCATTGAAAGTGTTGGAGCTAAAGGCGTTAGCTTTAGTAATTCATGGGGCGATAACGGAACAACCATTCGATCATTCGCTTTTAGTGTGGATAAGGAATTTGATTTTGCAATAAAGGAAATTCATAGAGCTAACGAATTAAAAGTTATTCGAGCAAAAGCTAACTCGAAGAAAGGTAAAGAGTTTAACGCCGCATTAGACGCAGCGAAAGATGAACTCAATGACAAGCTCAAAGATTTACCATGCTTTAAAGACTACATCATCAATAAGTTTGATATTCAATGCTGCTCTATTAGCCAGCACGGTAGCGGTGCTGGAATGCGAATGCTAGAGACGATTGTCGGATACCCACAAACCGACAAAAGCTTTCTTATTTGTGCCATACCAAATCATGAGAGAGGTATGGATAATCAACCAAACATTCCAGATTGCTTTGAAGAGATAACCTACGGCGTATTTTACGATTTATCAAACAGTAAATAGCATCGTGTTTAGTTAATAACGGAGGGGGTATGGCAACCCTCGGTCAGCAGTAACCCCACCACTTAATCATTCATATAAATAGGAAATCATCATGAGTCAGTGGATTAAATACTCAGAACAAAAGCCAGAAAAAGCAGGTGTTTATCTCTGGCGAATGGATAGTAAAACAGTTAAAGGCGAAAAGGTAATCGCAAGAAAACGAATGCGAAGTAGAGGTGCAGGTTATCAATCAGTCTTATCACCAGAGTTTGATTATTGGGATGGGTATCGTTTACATGTTCCAGGTGATCTTGAGTGGATGGAGGATGACGAAACAAATCCTGAGATAGCCTTCACAGGATGTGAGAATATATCTGAGTGTCCGTTTTGTAAGAAAGCCCCATCACTAAATGCATACAGCCATTTTATTTCACCTAAACCGCAAAGTTTAAATATATTCACCCTAAAATGTTGCGCTTGGAATGGTTCACCTACATATGATGACCCAAGAGAGCTAATAAAACGCTGGAACAACGCAGTATCTAAATAACCCCCATCAAACACATTTAATATCGCTATTAATAGTGAGGAATACGCACATAAGGAAGATAGGAAATGGCAAATGAATTAGTCGTAATCGAGCAAGCAACGGCGCTGGATTTGTTTACAGCACCTGAAAAAGTAAATCAGATGCTAGAGCGCATTAAATCTCTTGCAGAAGAAGAGCAAAAAGAACTCGATAGCGATTTATCAGTAGTTAAAAACCGAAAAGCATTTGCTTCTCTGGCGTACAAGGTCGCTCAAACAAAAAAGTATATCGACAAGGAAGGTAAAGCAGTTGTTGATAAGTTAAAAGAGCTACCTAAAAAGGTTGATGCTAGTCGTAAGCTATTTCGTGACGAATTAGATGCATTAAGCACAGACATCCGCAGCCCACTAACAGAGTGGGAAGCGCAAGAAAAGGCTCGTGAAGAAGCCGAAGCGCTTAAAAAGCAAATCGAGCTTGACCACGAAGAAGCGCTGCAAATGAACGAGTTGTTTGATTTACGCAAAGCCGAAGAAGAGCGCAAACGCATTGCTCGCGAAGAAGAAATGAAGAGGCAAGCTGCGGAACAGGCACGATTTGAAGCTGAACGTAAAGCACAGCAAGAAATTGAAGCAGCAGCTAAACGTGAACGTGAAGCTAGAGAAGCTGCTGAGCGTGCAGAGCGTGAAAAGCAGGAGGCAATTCAACGTGCAGAGCAAGCAGCAAAAGAGGCTCAGGAACGAGCAGAACGCGAGAAGCGATTAGCTATCGAAGCTGAGCGCAAGAAAGCACAGGAAGCTGAGCAAACACGATTAGCTGAGGAAGAGCGTAAACGTCAGGAAGATGCTAAACGTCAGGCTGATAAGGAACATCAGAAAGCAGTTAACAATAAAGCTATGCAAGGTTTAATTGATGCTGGCATTCCAGAAGAGTGTGCCAAGAATTGCATTATCGCTATCGCTAAAAACTTAGTATCAAACGTAAAAATTCACTACTAACCCACCGCACCAACACCAGAGAAACCAAATAACAATCGCTATCTCAATAGTGAGAATTTCGCATGAACATAGACACTATATTCAGCGCCCTACTTCTATTCGCAGTCATTTCATTAAGTCTAATTATCGCAAGGTAAATTATGAAAATTAACCAAGATATTTTCCGTCTGGCGCAAGCTCAGGCGCAGGTAGCTATTCGCCAGAAATGTGAGGATATCTGGTGGTTAGCAATGGAATTGCTCAAAGAAAGCTATCAGGAGGGTTTATGCAAATAGCCTTCAAAAATGCTCAAGGAATGAGGGTTAACACGGACGATAAAACAGTCATGGAATTTGACGACAGTAGCAAGCTCAGTATTGAGACAGGAAGTTTCAGTGAGCTGGCTAAGGTAACAGAAATCGACCCAGTTGAAGCTCTGCAATGGATTATGCAGTTCGACAAGGAAGAGATTGACAGGATTGTCAATGAAGCAAGCAAGGATGCACCTGTTTCTAAGATGAACCTACTAAGGAGGGTTGCGTGACTCAGCATCAACAATGGTTAGAAGAATTACGCAGGAAGCGTAAAGAATCGCAGGAACGCGAATACAGTGAGTTTATGTACCAAACGGAAGTGTTAGGACAGCAGGGATTGCCAATACCAATAAAGGACTTTGCAGGAGATTTTCAATGAATACATTTAGTAATAAGGCTTATCCAACCACGGCATACCCTCGGCATGGTGCCTCGATGCAAAAAAGGAATTTTGATGAGGCTCTTGCTCACGCTATCGCTGTAATAGATGGAAAAGCGCCAAATGATACGCCATCAATGCAAGAGCAGAAGTTAGCAATGCAATTACATTGCATGAATCTCGAAGCATCGAAAAATCACCCTCCTCTGCCTCCTCACATTCAAGCGTTACGTGATGCAGAAAGGAAGTCATCATTTAGTGAAAACATTGATGTCGATTATTACGGGGGTAATAAGCGTCCTGGTCAATATCTTGGAGATTAATATGACCGCTGTATACAAAGCAATAAGCAATGTTGCCAAGGAAATGGCAGAAATAGGAATTAAAAAGGAAAGTAAAAATCAACAGCAAGGATTTATGTTCAGAGGGATTGACGCAGTATATAACGCGCTCGCCCCTGCTCTAGTTAAGCATGGATTACTTATTCTTCCACGGATCATTGAGCGCTCAGTCACGGAAAGACAAACGCAAAGAGGTGGTCAGTTATTCTACGTTGTGGTTAAGGCTGAATTTGATTTTGTTGCCACGGAAGATGGCAGTAAGCACACGGTAGTGACCTATGGTGAGGCTATGGATAGCGGAGATAAAGCCACAAACAAAGCCATGTCTATCGCGTATAAATACGCGGCATTTCAGGCATTCTGTATTCCAACAGAAGAAACAGCAATTGATGCAGATGCTGAAGCTCATAATGTAGCGCCACGGACGGCAGAGCAAGTATTGGCTGATTACACCAATTTTCTTGGCGCAGCGACAAATCAGTCACAAATCATGGATGAGTACAAAAAAGCATGGAATACATTGGCTGGCACTGAATCACAAAAGGAATGTGAACGTGTGACAGGTATTCGAATTAAAGAACTAAAAGGGGCTGCATAATGGCAAGTAAAGGCGTAAACAAAGTTATTCTTATCGGTAATTTAGGGCAGGATCCAGAAATCCGTTATATGCCTAGTGGTGGTGCAGTAGCAAACCTGACACTAGCCACATCGGAATCGTGGCGCGACAAACAAACTGGTGAGATGAAGGAAAAAACAGAGTGGCATCGAGTATGCATCTTCGGCAAATTAGCAGAAATTGCAGGTGAATATCTGAAAAAAGGAAGTCAGGTATATATCGAAGGTTCTCTACAAACCAGAAAATGGCAAGACCAAGGCGGGCAAGACCGACACACAACGGAAGTAGTAGTCAATATTGGTGGAACAATGCAGATGCTAGGCGGTAACGGTGGTAATCAGGCAGGAAGCCAGAATCCACAGTCGCAAGGATGGGGTCAACCACAGCAACCGCAGAAGCCAGCACCACAAAATGAACCACCTCAAGATTGGGATGATCAAAAAATACCCTTCTAACCACCCTACCCGTTTAACCAAAGGATATAACCATGAGTATTGATTACGAGCCAAAGTTGATTGTTGGCACTGATATGGAAAAGGTAACTATTGATGAGGAGTCAATCGAATATTTACTGAATGACGACTACACACAACACGGGTCATACTTCAGTGGTCGATTTAGTTTTATTGGTAAAGAGGTGAGCGAAGAAGAAATTAAGAACCCTGATTTCGTGTATAGATATATATCACTCAAACACGAAGTAGCAAAAGAGCTAGGCGTTACACCTGATGATATCACGTTAAAAAATGGCGTTTTAATCATGTAATTAACCAACGGACTCAGTGCAAGGATGCAAACAGGAGATAGATATGACAAAAAAGATGAAATTAACCGCATACGATGAATGCGGCAATGAAGTGAACGGAGTTTCGCTAAGTGTTACCGAGAGCCAGTGGAACGCCATGAGTAGAGATGACCAAGCGGAAGTAGAGAAAAACACTCTAGCTATGTTATTTGAGGTTCGTGTATCTCCATTCTTGGATTCAAATAAAATTAACGAATACAAAATGAAAGATGTGATTTTTGATTATTGCAAAGGAGAAGGCGTTGAACTTAACGAAGGCATTCGTCAAATCATTGAATTATTAAAAACACAAATATAGTAGGGCGGCTTAATTTAACTCGCAGGGATGCAATGAAGAGGAATGAATGCCAATCCTTGGCAGATGCAAATTTAGATAAAGCTAGCTATAAACATGCCGAAAGGAGCTCTACTTACATAAGCCTGATTGTAAAAACCATTAGGCATTTTTATTTTAAGTGGAAGCTTGTTCTTTGCATGTACATTATAAATTGGCGGAAACTTGGAGTTATCATCCAATTTAAACGTTAAATTAGTATCACTAGATTCTCTAGCTATCAACTGATAATTCCTACCAAACACTTCTATTTCATAATATCGATTACTCATTTTTCTTCTTCCTCGTTAATGGTTGAAAATCGATCATATCACCAATAATTAAATAAATAAACCTTTTAAAACATGGCTTTACAGATTACATGTTTTGCTCAAAAACATATCAATAGAGGTAATTATGAAAGACAGTATTAAATTCAACAATGCTATGTTATCGGCTGTCATGGATGGCAGAAAAACGCAGATGCGCAGACCAATTGAGCCACAGCCCAAAGTAACCGAAGAAGAGTTACGAAACCTTAGTGCATGGCAAGAAGGTTACACACTATCAGAGCAAGTATGTGCAGCATGGCGGCATGGATTTGTTAATGTTGATTGTCCGTATGGTGAAACTGGCAACATCATTAACATTGCAGACAAGGATGGTAATATCAAAGGGAAAATTGAAATTACCAATGTTTGGGTTCAGCAAGTTCAGGAAGTATCACAAGATGATGCACACGCTGAAGGATTTGAACTTACTGGGTGGCGACCTACTTATAGTGACCCAGACAGTGGCGGTGAGACATTCACACCGTACGATAAATTCGCTGATGCATGGATAGATGTTTACGGAGAAGATAGTTGGAATAATAACGAATGGGTATGGGTTATTGATTTTAGCAAAGTAGACTAAGGAGGTATTTTGACAGTGGATTAGTCACATGGATGTGAGTATGATCCCCGCTTTAAATAAGGAGGGGTTATGTCAGTTAATAAAGAGCGCCGAGTTGCCAAACTAACGAGAATAACGCTATTTATTATTTTTGGGGTTGTTACTTTATTTATGGTAATAAAATTTCTTTTTATTTCCGAAGATGAGTCAGTTACCAAGTTTTCAGCATTTTTCACTGTAATATCATCATTAGGAATAATTGTTTCTGTTGTTATTTATTTAAACCAAAAATCAAGTGAAAATAAAAAACAAAAAGAAATTGATGTAAAGTTGCTTCATTTTATTAACATTAAAACATCTGATTTTATAGAAAAAATAAACCACGTTTTGTTTTTAATTCAAAATGAAAATGAATACAAACACATTAAAATAGAAGATGACTCGTTATGTTATGTTGAAATACCGGAGGATGATAATCCAAGGTTTTATAAAAAAAATCTAAGACTTAAAAACAAGAATGAATTTTTGGATAGGCATGCGGTATGGGCAAGCTTAGATTTATTCAAATTCGCAATGGAAGTTGATCTATTAAGCGAAGTATTTTTCAATAAAACAACATATTATATTAAATATAGCCATGAGTATGCTGGAAATTATATACCTGGCATATCAGATTACTTTCAATCAGATGTAGAAAGGGAATTGCTTACTGATTTTTTAAATGAAACAAAAGAAAAAATAAGATATAACATAACTAAATTTAATGACTAACATCTACCCTGCACTAGCAGGGTTTTTTATACCTAAATTTCAGAGTGACAATTAATGCAAATAATCGGATATGTATTACTTATGCTAATACAGGGTTCTGCTGTGCCTGTAACGGAAGATATATACACGCAATCGGAATGCAATAAACGTGCTGAATATTTAATGTCAGTGAGGAATATTGAGGTTATTTGTGGAGAGGTGATTCATGAAAATAACAATTGAATGTAAAGATAATGAGTATTTATTTGCTCTTGAAGTAGCAAAAACAATTATCAGCAATAAACCAGATGTTAATGCGTTAGCTGTGGCTACTGGTGATGGAAAAACAGCGTATGGTAAAAAATCACACGCAGGAAATTACAAAATAACTGTTAAGGATTAATCAATGAATAAATACACCGAACTATCTAATTTCGAGATTAATAAAAATGTATTCATTTGCGAGTGTGAAGATAACTGCATTCAATACAAACACATTAAGCAACGAACTGGTAATTTACAATTATTTCAGCGTCAATTAAAAGCCACCATAAAAAATGATAACGAAGAAGCATGGGAAGAAACAGAATGGATTGATTTCTTTGATGAAGGGATGGCAATGAACTTAGTTAAAACAAATAGAATTGCGATTAATCCAAGAGGTGATGTTTGGGAGTGTGGGGTAGGCTGGAATACAGTGGAAGATAAAAAACTAACTCGCGCGATATGCATTGCTTATTTATTAAAAAAGGATTCTGAGAATGAGAATAACAACAACAGTTAAAAATAAAGATGACAATGAATTAATTCGTTTCACTGGTAATTGCCTATCTGATTTCTTAATGCGTGGTGAAAATGAGTGTGCTTATTCACTTAATAATATGCAAGCATGGATAATAAGAAAGAAAAACGGAAATATATCAGTTAAAGGTTATCGAGTTTAATAATTAAATACCTTTCATCAAATATTAAATAAATAGAAAATAGCATAGGTGAATTATGAGATTAATAATTCGCGGTGAAGTCACACCCATAGAAAGGATTGCTATTAATGAGGCACTGGAAGCCCATAAAAAGAAATATAATCGAACTGGAATAATCGTTAGCCACAAAATAAAGATAGGAAAGAATATTTATCCCGTCGAAATAGAAAACTGTCGTAAATCATATATGGTCACTTTGCGTAATAAAAGGCAAAGACTATGAATGCACAAGCAATGGAAAACGCACGAAGGCAAATAGCAAAGGAATGCCTCATCGAACTCAGAAGCCACGGAATACCCAACGACAAATTAACAACTAAAATCCTCAATAAATACACACCAAAGTTTAAGCCTTTAAATAACATGAATTATCAGGACAAGATGGTTCTATCGTATTACCTACGGAAATTACAAAAGGAAGAGAAAGATGGAAGGAATAACTATACCTAGGAAAGAAGCTGCGGAATTTATTGGTATATCAGAAGACACTCTTTCTCGTTGGTGCAAGCTAGGATTGATTGCATACACAAGAAAGGATCCATCAAAGAAAAACTCTCCATACCTATTTACGAGAGCTGCATGTATTGCGGCAGCTAATAAATCAATTCACAATATACCAGTGAACGCTGGTGAGACACGAGAGGGAAAATCATGTCTTTATTCAGAAGAGGTAAAATATGGTACGGAAACTACACGACGCCAAGCGGTAAAAGAATCAAGGAATCTCTTGGCACAGAGGACAAGAAGCTCGCGCAGGAGTTGCACGACACAAGAAAGGTCGAGCTATGGCGCATAGAGCGACTTGGTGACTTTCCTGATGTTACTTTTGAAGAAGCTATTGTGAGATGGATAGAAGAGAAAGCAGACAAAAAATCACTCGATGACGATAAAGGTAGGCTTTCTTTTTGGCTGGACCACTTTGAAGGATGCCGACTTAAAGATATTACAGAAGCCAAAATATATTCTGCTATCAATAAGATGGTAAACAGAAAAGCAAGGGAGAGATGGGAAAAACAAGCGGAATCAGCTAAAAGAAAGGGAAAGGAAATCCCCGCATTTACTGATGTCCCTGTCAGTAACGCAACCAAAGCAAAGCATCTCGCCATCATGAAATCTCTGTTAAGAGCTGCTGAACGTGACTGGAAATGGTTAGAAAAATCTCCCGTTATCAAAGTTCCAACAATCAGAGAAAAGCGGGTTCGGTGGTTAGAGCATCATGAAGCTAAAAGACTGATTCAAGAATGCCCTGAACCACTGAAATCCGTAGTTACATTTGCATTGTCCACTGGATTAAGGCGATCCAATATTATCAATTTAGAGTGGAGTCAAATTGATATGCAAAGGAAAGTTGCATGGATAAACCCAGAGGATAGCAAATCAGGCCAAGCAATTGGTGTTGCTTTAAATGACACTGCTTGTCAGGTTCTTAAGGAGCAAATAGGAAACCATCACAAATGGGTATTTGTTCACACTGAATCAAAGAAAAGACCAGATGGAACATTAACGCCAAGTGTTAGAAAAATGCGAGTTGATTCTAACACGGCATGGAGGACGGCACTAAAAAGAGCTGGAATAGAAAACTTTCGCTTTCATGATCTGCGCCATACATGGGCGAGTTGGTTAATTCAGTCAGGAGTACCGCTTTCAGTATTGCAAGAAATGGGTGGTTGGGAGTCAGTTGATATGGTTAGAAGGTATGCACACCTAGCGCCAAATCATTTAACCGAGCATGCAAAGCAAATAGACAGTATTTTTGGCGCTTGCGTCCCAAATCCGTCCCACTTAAGAAAAGTAGAGAATTTAAAATGA